GACAGTTTTAATGATGATGAAAACTTAGCACCTATGCCTTTTACGTTTCTAGTATAAATAGTATTATAACAAAGAAAGTTTTAAGAAATGTTGAGTTCAGAATATGTTGCAGAAAAGATTTTTAAGATACTCAAAGGCAACGGACACAATTTGAAATTATATACTGATGAGGGAGGTGACACCGTCGATCCTTCTGAAGCTAGACGTTTCTTTTTAAACGATACCGGTACAATGGTAAATTTAGACGAAACTGATAACCGTCGTGAAATTAAAGTAAGTCTTGGTCAGGGTGTTAATTATGCAGACCTAAAAGACACATTATATCAAATTAAAAATTTGGCTAATCGTAGTATTATTGAATATACATTAAAACAATATACAAAACAAATAGAACCAAAGGATTTCGATTATCAAGCACAAAAGGTAAGAGATATGAATACAGTAAACGAAGCAATTGGCGCAGCGTATGGTAGTAGTAAAAGTAGTTACCAAAAACTAGAAAGCGCAAGATTAGTAATTAAACACACCAAGCCAGTTAATGAAGAACAGCGTGGATCACGCAGTCGTAACATTAGTGCAATTTATATTGAAAATGCAGAAGGTGAACGTTACAGATTTCCAAGTAACAATTTGGCAGGTGGCCGAGCTATGCTTCGTCACGTTAAAGAAGGCGGTACTCCTTATGATGACTTTGGTCAACACATCATTGAACAGTGCAATGAATTAAAGAAACTTAAAGAGTTTAAACGTTATAGTGAAAAGAATGGATTAATCAACGAAGATACAGCAGACATTGTGGAAGCAGTGGTGGCTCGTATATCAAGTATTCGTGAAACACTTGATAAAATGAAAGGCAGCAGAAGTTATTCTGCAATGTTAGAAGCGTTTGGATCAAAAGACGAACAACTTGACGAGGACGATTTTAGCGATGTAAAAGATAAATTCACTGTACAATATTTTGATGAAAATGTAGAAGGTGCACTTCCGTATGTGCAAGCACTTGTTCGTGAAATGCAAGCCGTTCGTGAACATAACATCAAAGTACAGGAAACAATCAATAAATTAGTTAAGTGTGTTGAGTCGGCAGACAAAGTTTGGATTAAGCAAGGTACAGATATTGTTGGCGATCCAGACAATCCGATGAATCACACATTTGAGGATAGCTCAGCACGTGCACAATTGGGTGCGGTGATGGGCTATATTTCCAGCGTTCTCGACGAAAGCGAAGGAAATTTGTCAAACTTACTAGCAGAAGCAAGCAAATTGGTTGACAGCATCAATGATGATGCTATGCTAGGTAAATCAGCACGTGCGATCACGGCGCTGATGCCCAAGCTACAGCCAACCGTAGGTAAGACAGGGATACATGCTGAAAGTAACAAGTGGGAACAGCATTTTAATAAATTTTTCGAAAGTTACAAAATCGAAAAAATTTTTAGTTGACACGACACAGTAAGTATCATATATTAATGGCAATAAGTAAATTGCTATTTAGGCAAACTTAGGCAAACAAACATAGGCAAATATAGGAGAATAACTATGGCATCATTGGCAGAAATCAGAGCAAAACTACAACAACAAGAAAATCGTGGAGATAATAATCGTTCGAACGGAGCGATGGACAACGCAATCTTCCCATTTTGGAATATCCCAGAAAATTCAACCAGCGTAATTCGTTTCCTTCCTGACGGGGATACGACTAACACTTTCTTCTGGCGTGAGCGTCAGATGATCCGTATGGACTTTCAAGGAGTTGAAGGACAACCTGACAGTCGTAAAGTTACAGTGAATATTCCGTGTAATGAGATGTGGGGGCCAGTAGGCAGTTGCCCAGTGTTATCAGAGGTTCGCAACTGGTTTAAAGATCCAGCACTAGAAGAAATGGGTCGAAAGTACTGGAAAAAACGTTCGTATGTTTTCCAAGGGTTTGTTGTAGAATCTTCGCTTGATGAAGAAACACCAGAAAACCCAATTCGTCGTTTTGTAATTAACCCAAGCATCTTTAATATCATTAAAGGCGCACTGATGGATAGTGATTTTGAAGAACTCCCAACAGACTATGAAGCAGGTACAGACTTCCGTCTCACCAAAACTACAAAAGGACAATATGCAGATTATTCAACTTCAAGTTGGTCACGTCGTGAGCGTTCATTGAACAGCAATGAGCGTGAAGCAATTGAAAAATATGGTTTGTATAATCTTAACGATTATCTTCCAAAGCAGCCTAACGAAGAAGAACTCCGTGTAATTAGTGAAATGTTTGAAGCAAGCGTTGATGGCAAATTGTATGATCCAGAGCGCTGGGGTAACTTCTATCGCCCAGCTGGAGTACAAATCGACACTTCTAACAGTGCTCCAAATAATGCAGCGGCCAAGCCTGCAGCACAGAGCATCCCACAACCAGCACCTGCTCCAGCAGCGGCTCCTGTACAAGAAACTGTACATGATACTGGTTGGCAAGAGCCTGCACAGACTGTAGCACCAGCACCTGCTCCTGTAGCAGAAGGCGAAACAAAGCCTAGCGCACAAGACATTCTTGCAGCAATTCGCAATCGTAAGTAATTGCAGCGGGGCGGCATTTAGTCGCCCCATTCTTTCTTTCTAGGAGATAATTATGGCAAAGCCTTTTGACATTGCGAAATTTCGCAAGAGTATTACTAAGAGTGTGCCTGGTCTTAGTAGTGGATTTAGAGATCCAGATACATGGATTTCAACAGGAAATTATACACTTAATAAACTAATTAGTGGTCGTTTTAATGGCGGTATTCCGCTAGGTAAAGTAAGTGTATTCGCTGGAGAATCTGGCGCAGGTAAGAGTTTTATTTGTAGTGGAAATCTAGTGCGTGAAGCACAAAAACAAGGTATCTTTGTTGTTTTGGTAGATACTGAAAATGCGCTAGACGAAAAGTGGCTACAGGCTCTTGACGTAGATACTAGCGAAGACAAACTACTTAAACTAAACGTAGCAATGATTGATGATGTTGCTAAACTCATTAACGAGTTTATGAAAGATTACAAATCACAATATGCGGACAAAGATGATCATGATCGACCCAAAGTGTTGTTTGTAATTGACAGCTTGGGTATGATGTTAACGCCTACTGATGTTGACCAGTTTAGCAAAGGCGACCTCAAAGGCGACTTGGGTCGCAAGCCCAAGGCACTTACAGCACTTGTTCGTAATTGTGTAAACATGTTTGGTGATTACAATGTTGGACTAGTAGCAACCAACCACACATATGCGTCACAAGATATGTTTGACCCAGACGACAAGATTTCAGGCGGTCAAGGATTTATCTATGCTTCAAGCATTGTTGTTGCAATGCGCAAACTCAAGCTTAAAGAGGACGATGATGGTAATAAAACTTCAGAAGTTCATGGTATTCGTGCAGCCTGTAAAGTTATGAAAACACGCTATGCTAAACCCTTTGAAAGTGTACAAGTTAAGATTCCATATGAAACCGGTATGAGCCCATATAGTGGACTTGTAGACTTAGCAGAGGGCAAAAGTGTACTCAAAAAAAGCGGTAACCGTTTGGAATATATTGATAAGGAAACAGGCGAAGTAATTCTCAAATTCCGCAAGGCATGGGAATCAAACGAAGATGGTTGTTTAGATTTGATCATGAAACAGTGGGATGATCATGAAATTGATAATATAGTAGATGATATTGATGTTGACGAGCTAAATAGCGTAGAATTAACATCTGAGGAAACTACAATAAATGAAACTGAGTGAAGACATTATTGAACAATACATGAATCTTTGGATGGCACTTAAACCATATATACCATCAAAAGAAAAATACGAAGCTTGTCAAAAGTTTCTTATGACACTTAACGAAATCATTGACATTGAAGAATGTGCTGACGAACTTGAAGGGTATGATGGAACAGTTGACAAAGTTCTTCGTAATGATTATACTGAATACAGCAATCTTGATGATGATTATGACGAAGATGATAACTGGTAATGCATTGGTTTAATGAAATCCGCAAAGACATTTCTAATATTATCCCTGCAATTGACTATTACGAAAGACAGCTAGACGAAGCAAGAGTTGAATGTAGCCTTAAAGGCAATGTAGAAAAACATTCACGTGACATGCCTGGTATAGTTGAACATCGTTTTAATCAGTTGCAGGAAATAGAAGCAATTCTTGAATATCTAAATATTGAACTACGTAAAATTAAAACAGAAAAATACAAAAAGTTTCTCGAACACTACAACCGTGCTCTTAGTTCAAGAGATGCGGACAAATATGCTGAAGGCGAACAAGAAGTGGTTGACCAACAGCATATTTGTAATGAATTTGCTCTTATACGAAACAAGTACATGGGACTCATCAAAGCACTAGATACCAAGGCTTTCCAAATAAACAACATTGTAAAACTTCGTGCAGCCGGTCTAGAAGATATTTCACTTTAGGGGTTGACATCCAAGACGTCTTACACTATATTATAAATGTAGACAGCGAAACAGAGGACTTCCAAAATGGCTTATATGAATCAAGCACGTAAGGCAGAACTTGCTCCGGGCATCAAGGCAGTACTTG